TAAATGAGATGTACACAGTCGGGAGAAAGTCATGAACAGAAACTATCCTATTGAAGAAATCCACACCTACGGAGTAGACATAGAAAACAGAATAATCTATGCAAGCTCAGAGATAGACATAGAAGGGGAAGAGAACGGGGTTGATTACAAGATGGCCTCAAAGTTCCTTAAAAATGTTGATTTCCTCAACAGGCTAAGCAGTAAGGTTATTACAGTAAAGATGATGAATTGCGGAGGCGATTGGAATTATGGAATGGCAATGTATGACTGTATACAAAAATCAAAATCACAGATCAATACAATTTCTTACGCCCACGCTAGATCTATGAGTTCTATTATCCCACAAGCCTCTAAGGTAAGATACATTTCTAAACATGCAGACTTCATGGTTCACTATGGTGAGTATGGCGATTCGGGAGATATGAGAAAGGTAGTCAGCGGAATTAAACACTACGAGTCACAGAATAAAGTGATGTTAGATATCTATGCAGAGAGATGTGTCAATGGGGAGTTCTTTAGCTCCAAAAACTACTCAGTAGAAGATACCGCAAAGTTTATAGAAGAACAAATAGACAAGAAAACGGACTGGTGGATAACAGCCCAAGAGTCTGTCTATTATGGATTTATGGATAAGGTTGTATAGTGTCAAAAATATTAAAAGATATAAATGAAGCATGGCTGGGCGTATCAGTGAATGATGCGGACCTGTTTAACCCCTTGTCAATATTCGATCCTGGTGATGATGAGTTTCACCTAAAGCTAACATGGCTTATGACAAGGCCAGAGTACTTCTCTTTTCTTTGCAAGCAGATATTTAATATAACGATTCTACCATCGCAGGCTTTGATTCTTGAGGAGTTATGGAACAGAAAATTCCCAATGCTTATTGCTAGTCGAGGCTTTGGTAAATCTTTCATATTGTCCTTATACTCTATGATGAGAGCCTTGTTGATACCTCAAAGGAAGATTGTTGTAGTTGGTGCAGCTTTCCGGCAATCCAAGGTTCTCTTTGAATATATGGAGACTATTTGGAACAACTCCCCTATGCTACGGGATATATGTGATAGAGACAGTGGACCCAGAAGAGATGTTGACAGGTGTGTAATGAGGATTAACGAAAGTCGCATTACTTGCCTACCTCTAGGTGATGGTCAGAAGATTAGAGGGCAGCGAGCAAACGATATTATTAGTGACGAATTTGCTTCCATACCAAGGGACATTTTTGAGACAGTGGTCGCTGGTTTTGCGGCTGTCAGCTCGGACCCAATAGAGAACGTAAAAAAGGTTGCCTCAAGGAAAAAAGCAAAAGAGCACGGAGTAGAGATAAGGGAAAATTCAGGCACTACCGTGGAAAACAAAGACAACCAAATCATCTTATCTGGTACGGCATACTATGACTTTAACCACTTCGCCACATACTGGAAGAAATGGAAGTCTATAATTAACAGCGGAGGAGAGAAGAGTAAGCTCAGAGAGATATTTGGGGGAGAGGACGCTCCTCCAGATTTTGACTGGCGTGAGTATTCAGTTATGCGTATACCCTACGAACTTCTCCCAGAGGGCTTCATGGACGCCTCACAGGTCGCTAGATCGAAGGCAACCGTACATGCTGGAATATATCAGATGGAGTTTGGAGCGTGCTTTACACGCGATTCTCAGGGCTTCTTCAAGCGTACCCTGATAGAGAACTGCGTCTGTAGCGAAGAGAACAACATTAGGGATTCAAAAGATGAACCCGTTGTTTACAAAGCTAAGCTAATGGGGGATAAAGACAAGAGATATGTGTTTGGTGTAGACCCGGCTTCAGAAGTAGACAACTTTAGTATAATTGTAATGGAGCTAGATAGCAACAGCAAAAAGATTGTTTATTGCTGGACAACCACAAGGGATAAGCATAGGGAAAAGATTAAGAAGGGTTTCTCCAAAGAGAAGGATTTCTATGCCTACTGCGCAAGAAAAATAAGGGACTTGATGAGACTGTTCCCCTGCATACACGTCGCTATGGATGCGCAGGGCGGTGGGATTGCGGTAATGGAGTCCCTACATGATACAGATAAGATCCAAGAGGGAGAACACGCAATTTGGCCAGTTATAGACTACGACAAACCTCAAGATACAGACAATGAGAAGGGTCTCCATATCCTTGAGATGTGTCAATTTGCAAGATATGACTGGTTAGCGGAAGCTAATCACGGGCTAAGGAAAGATTTTGAAGATAAAAATACTCTATTCCCGATGTTTGACTCTATTAGTTTGAGTGTCTCAAATGCCGAAGACGGGATAAAGGGTCGAATGTTTGACACCCTAGAAGAGTGTGTTCTTGAAATTGAAGAACTTAAAGATGAGCTAGCAATGATCCAGATGACGCAGACCTCAGCGGGCAGAGACAGGTGGGACACCCCAGAAGTTATTGTCGCCGCAGGGAAGAAGAATAAAATGAGAAAGGACAGGTACTCCGCACTGATCATGGCAAACATGGCAGCTAGGACGATGAACAGAACCCCGACTGAAGAAGACCACCAATTTTACGGAGGTTTTGCCACCATGAGAGAGGGAGAGGGCAAACAGGGGGAAATGTATTCTAATGGCCCAGGTTGGTTCACTGAGGGAATGGGCAATGTCTACTAAATTTGTGTATACTTTATAGTACTCATTACATTCTGAATACATTCTAATTAAAGGGACTACCATGAGCGACCAGTTTTCAGTAACCTGGGACGAACTTGACAAAAACTCCAAATCTCTTGCTATGGAGGAGTACTCACAGGCGGGCAGTGCTTATGGCGGTGCCTACAAATCCCAAGGCTCACACTCTAGGGACTTCAGAGATGTAGAGTCAAATAGAAGTGTGCGTTCAGGGTTTACCCGGCAGGATTTTGATGCGTTTAGGCCAGGAGAACAGGTTCCCCGTCGCCAAAAAAGAATCATTAAAATGAGCATGGAAGCTTACGATAAGGTTGGCATTATCAGAAATGTCATCGATCTGATGGGGGACTTTGGTAGTCAGGGAATAAATATCGTACATGAGAACAAAAGTGTTGAAAGTTTTTATAAACAATGGTTCAAGAGGATAGAGGGAAAAGAAAGATCTGAAAGATTTCTTAACCTACTATACAGAGCTGGCAATGTATTATGCTACCGCAGTAGCGCAAAAATCACACCAGCCGTGAAGAAATACATTAAATCTCTGGGCGCTGACATAAAGGTCCAGGTTCCTAAGTTTGACGAAAGAACAATTCCCTGGCGTTACAACTTTCTTAATCCAGTATCAGTAGATTCAATAAACGGAAAAATGAACCTGATGTTTGGAAGAAAAGAATTCCAGATAAAATCAAGTTCCTTTGTAGACAATTCCCGTGACGGCACGATCCCGTCCCAATATCTAGATACACTCCCTGCTGATATTAAGAATAAAATCAACAAGGGCGAAAACAAGATACCACTTGATCCAGACAGACTGAACGTTTTTTATTACAAAAAGGATGACTGGCTTGAGTGGGCCAACCCGATGATTTATGCCATCCTAGACGATATCATAATGCTGGAAAAGATGAGATTGGCAGACTTAGCAGCCCTAGACGGCGCTATCTCCAATACAAGACTGTGGACCCTGGGGAATCTTGAGCATAGAATACTACCAACAAAAGAGGGTATAAACAAGGTAAGGGATGTATTGGTCAGCAATCCAGGTGGCGGTACTAGAGAATTAGTCTGGGGACCAGAACTCTCATATACTGAGTCTAATAGCCAGGTGTACAAGTTCTTAGGGTCAGAGAAATACGACTCTGTACTAAACGCTATATATGCTGGACTTGGTGTTCCCCCAACCCTTACTGGTGCTCCTGGTAACGGCGGCGGGTTTACCAATAACTTTATATCACTAAAAACCCTAGTAGAAAGACTGCAATATGGCAGAGAACTTCTCACTCGGTTTTGGGAGAAGGAAATTGAGATTGTCAGGAAGTCAATGGGCTTTAAGAAGCCTGCACACGTAGCGTTTGATCAGATGAGCCTGTCTGACGAAACGTCTGAAAAGAACCTGCTTATACAATTGGCTGATAGAGATATAATTAGTCACGAGACTATACTTGAAAGATTCAAAGAGATACCATCAATCGAAAAAATTAGACTTAAGAGAGAATCTAGAGAGAGAGATAAGGAAAGCTTACCAGAAAAGGCTAGCCCTTATCATAACCCTCAGCACGATAAGGACTTGGAAAAGATTGCCCTTCAAACCAACAAAATGACACCTAGTGATGTTGGCCTGGAGACTAGTATTCCAGATGCTGATATACTAAAGATGTCTAAACCAGACCCTCCTGCTGCTGGACCGGGGATTCCTAATAAACCTAAACCTCCGTCCCAGAATGGTAGGCCTCCACTAAAGAAGGACGATGGTCCCAGAAAGAAACGCACAGAAACACCAAGGTCAAAACCTGGGGTGGCAGACCTCATCGTATGGACGCAAGACTCCTTCGATAAAATTTCAGAGGTTACTACTGCTGCTTACCTTGGGATGAAAGGCAAGGCTAATATGAGAAAGCTTACAAAAGCAGAGGTTTCAGACCTGGAGAAATTAAAACTAGACATTCTTACTAATGTAGAGTTAATGTCAGACGTGACGGCTGAATCCATAAAATCCACATTGGCATCTAACAAGAAGACCCCTGCGGTTATGGTGAAAACCCTAAAAGACCTTAACATAGCAACGTCTAATATGTCTATAGATGAGTATAAAAAGAGGTCCATAGGCACATTTATAGAGCTTGTTATGGGGGATAGAATGTAGAATTCCAACTTTTTTCTTTTTTTTGTGTATAATTCACAGAGGTATAAAATCTATGAAAGAAATTAAGATATTTCAGTCAGAAATAGACGACGATGTTGGTGAACTCGTAAAGAGTACGGCCAGCGTTGCGTATTGTTCTGAGGCAACCGTCCATAAGGGCACGGTAGAAGCTGCTAAGAATGTCATTCTTAAGAATTGTAGCTCCGACATCCTTGAAAGGGTTGTTGCAGAAAACAAAGATCAAGTAGACCTCTACTATCTAGAGTCTGTTTTAGTTTCTACGGGCTGGAATAAAAACGACGACGTATTTATGTCAGAGGCAACCTGGAAAGCCAGGGCTACCCCAGAAGACAAACAGTTTAACTTTATGCACAATGAAAATGATATCATTGGACATATTACTGGGTCTTACGTTCTTTCTAAAGACGGCAAGAGGGTAGACACAGAGGAAAGGCCAGAAGATTTTGACATCATAACGCAAGCGGTACTTTACAACAGTTGGACAGACCAAGAAAACAGCGACAGGATGAGTAAAATCATTTCCGAGATAGAGGATAAAAAGTGGTTTGTTTCTATGGAGTGTTTATTTGCGGGATTTGATTACGCCTTGACCAATAAAGAAGGTCAGGCAAAAGTCCTAGCAAGAGACGAAGAGTCGGCATTCTTAACAAAACACTTAAGGGCTTACGGGGGTGAAGGGGAGTATGAAGGCTATAAGATTGGTAGAGCCTTAAAGAATATAGCTTTCTCGGGAAAAGGCTTGGTTGGAAAACCAGCCAACCCTAGAAGCATTATTATAGATAAAAACTCAAGTAAAGCTTTTGTGTTGGAAGAAGACAATTCTAGTAACTTTTATATAGGAGAACTTAAAATGCCTGAAATCTCGATACTAGAGAAGCAGATTGCCGAATTGAAAACGGCTGTTGCTTCGACAGAACAAGAGAACAAAGAGGTCAAAGCCAAAATCGAAGAAGCGAAAGATAAAGAGTTCGCATCTCAGGTTGAAGCCTTTGAATCTAAAATCGAAGTCGGTAATTCGACGATTGCCGAAATGGAAGAAACGATTAAGTCTACGCAGGCTAAAGTTGCTGAACTCGAAGACGCCCTGGCCAAGTCTAATCAGGAGTTGACTCAGGCTACAGAGGCTGTTGCAGGCTGGAAGAAGAAAGAAAAGCAGCAGAGCAGAATGGCTAGCCTTGTGGATTCTGGCTTGGACCAGGAAGAGGCTGCCGATTCCTTAGCGTCCTTCGACGGTCTTGATGACGAAGCTTTCGAGTCCGTTGTTGCTCTAATGAAAAAGAACACAGCAAAGAAAGAAGACAAAGACAAGGACAAAGATAAGGACAAAGACAAGGATAAAGATGGAAAAGACAAGAAAGAAAACCCATTTGCTTCTGAAGCTAGTGAAGAAGAAGCAACCGCCGAAGTGTTCGAAGATGTAGAATCTTCGGAAGTCACTATGGTAGAAGCTAGCGTTGACGAAGCAGACGAGCTAGAGTCAACACGAGCCTCTTTGTCCGAGTGGATTGGCAATAACGTTCTCAGCAAGTAACTTAAACTCTCTTATAGGAGATATTAAAATGGCACTTAAAGCAGATAGAATAGAAGAGTCAACTGACATCAGTCACTTTTACAACGCAGCCGCTGTCACCCGTGGGGGTGTTGTTGTTCTCGATGCAGCTAATGCTTCTGGAGCAGCTATGGATCAGGGCGCGAACCTTGTGAAGTATGAAGCATGTACTGCTGGTACTGAAGTTCCGATTGGTATTCTACTTAACGACGTTGTTGATAAGGATCTTACTCGAACCCACCTGAACCCTTATAAAGACGAAGTTCAAAAGGGCGGCAAGGTGACTGTTATGACTCGTGGTCAGGTTACCACGAGTAACATCACGGGTGATCCAACCCCAGGTCAGGTCGCTTACGCATCAGAAACAGAGGGCGAAATTTCTGCTACTGCTGCTGATGCAGAAGCCTCGGGCAACCTAGCTATTGGGAGATTCCTTTCTGTTAAGGATTCAGACGGATACGCAAAGGTCAGTGTTAACCTTCCAAACCACGGCGCTTAATCGCCCACATAAATAAGGAGACTCAATTATGTCAGCTATAGAACGTCCTAGTGACGAGTTTATTACACTACTCAGAAAATCTGGTGATCACGATGTAAATATCGCCACCGCCGCTCAGCGCGAATTTGCTAAGGCTCTCGAAACGCCTCTACGCAAGGGAGTTTTGACTGGTAATATTCTGGGTAATATCTTTGAGACGATCAACGTTGAGCCTGGTGCTTCAACGGAATATCCTCTCGATCTTATCTCTCCGGGTCTAGAGGGCGAACACGTCGCCTATACTAATCCTGGTCATGGTAGAATTCCTGAACGAGCAGTCGAATCCGACTACGTTCAGATTCCTACGTATTCCATTACCTCTTCAATCGACTATCTACTTCGCTATGCACGTGAAGCTCGATGGGACATTGCGAGCCGTGCCATGCAAGTCATGGAAGCGGGCTTCGTGAAGAAGATGAACGACGATGGTTGGCAGACTATTTTGGCTGCTGGTACAGACCGCAACATCTTGGTTTACGATGGAGATGCTACTGCCGGTATGTTTAGCAAGAGAGTTGTTTCTCTCATGCAGACCGTCATGCGAAGAAACGCTGGTGGAAACACTGGTTCTTCTAACCGTGGTCGCCTTACTGACCTTTACGTTTCTCCTGAAGCACTTGAAGATGTTCGCAACTGGGGTTTTGATCAGATTCCTGACTCCGTTAGAGCGAATATTTACAATGCTGCTGGAGAGGGTCCAGTCACCAATATCTTTGGTGTAAACCTCCACGACCTTGACGAACTTGGCGAAGGTCAGCAGTACCAGACCTTCTTCACTTCTG